GCTTCAGATCCACCAGTGCCCTACGCATATAAGTGTATGTGTAAAGAACCTAGTCCTATTGACGGACAGCAAATTTGGGAAGAATTTGACCCCTATCGGCATTTAACAGAACCAGACAACTCACAAAATCCCGATGGTGGAAGTGATTTATTGCCCGATTGGGCACCTATGGGATGCAAATGTGCTGAATCACCAACAGATCCTAATAATGTATTTAATCATTGTCCCACTGAGCCGCTCCAACAACGGCTTTTGAATTTGGATACGGAAAACAACAAAAAAGTCTGTTGTGAGGATGTTTTTAAATTGTGCCAAGAATTACTTGAAAGATCCTCTCTGAAGCATTTAAAGACAAGTTTATTTTATGATTTTGTTGATAAGTGTGAAACTCCATGTAGCGAAACTTGCTATAACTCAATTGAAAAATTGTGGAAGCACATTTACAACGAAGGTAATATTATAGACAGATATGCTTACAATGCATTAACAAATGCAATTGCTCGTAGCAATGATAATTTATGTTTTGGTGGTGATATACTTTCTTCACAAACAGACGCTCTTAAAGTTGCAACAGAAGAATTTAAAGCACCTAATAAACCAATTCCAACTCTACCAGAGGCAATAGATTTACTGGATTCAAATATAATTGACAGTATTAATGCAATAGGATATATTTCAACTGATATTTGGAATGCTAGGGCAAAAAGAAGTATTGCATGCGATTCTCTTAATAAGGCAGAAGAATTGTATACTCAATATAATACTGTTTTACCTTCAGGGATTAATTCGTGGCCTTTTAATCGGAGGGACCAAAAAATAGCAGGAGCCTGTGGGTTTAATCCTCCTACTGTAAATGGAATTGAATTATTTACAGATTTTGATGATTGTATCAATAGAATTACACATCCAAGAGCACATATCAAAATTTTGATTGATTGGATTAAATGTCATAGAGATGCTTCTGTAAATAAAAATGGTATTGGTGGAAATGTAGGGCGTTGGAATGCTATTCTTAAACAATTTGAAGATCTTTATAAGAGGGGTGAGGGTGCTTCAGTTGTTTATAGACGAGCATCTGATGCTTCTTTAGTTGAGTATACTTCCGCAGAATCCGCAGAGGATCTTTCATTACCGAATAATTCAACAAACTCAGTTTTACGATATTGCTCCGAAGTGCTCCGAAGAAGAATAAAAACACTAGAATATAGATTACAAATAATAAAATGTCTTATGGAGAAATGTTTTGATCAATTTTACTATACCGATTGTGGCCCCGGTGGTCCTTGTCAAACACCTAGAGTCTTTGATTACTACGACGATCCTACTGTACTTCAGGGGCTCCTTTTTGAGTTACAGAATTGTCTAGAGAAAGTAATACGATTAGCGGACAAGTTAGGCTTGGGCAGTGATGTCAATCTTTCGTCTATAATCCGGCGATGGATGTGGGAATTTGGTAACGACCGGAGTGCAGGTTCCTGTCAGTTCTGCGGATATCAAAAATTCATTCCAGACAATTGGCGTGGAAGCACCGATAATGATTATATACCCGGCGAATCTCCATGCCCCGATGTGTCGCAGGGACTGGATTGTTTGAGGAAACCTTTTGGTAGTCCACTAGGTGACCCTGACCTGACTAGAGAAGAATGGAGCATTATTTTAAATACGATGTTTGAACAAATGCTACCTGTAGTCATTGGTAATATATTAAAGAATCCATGTCAAATTCTAGAATTATTTAAGCATGGTTCAAACTCTCGTAACAATTGGAGTATTCCGAACGATTTGTATGAAAATGCTGGAGGATTAAGCGGAATAACTCAATGTCTCCAGAGTAATGGTATTGATACTACACCAGGATCAGTTGATAATCCATATGGTGTTTTGCCGAATGGAATGGGGTCGCAAGTACCTCCTGCTCCAAATGGTTGTATAGAGAGGCTTCAAAGTCTTTGTGACAATTTTAACAATCACCCATCAAAAATCGGTGAAATTATGAATTGTGTGTATGAAAAACTTAGAAGACTCATTGAATGTGAATTCGATTGGCTTAAATGCAACGAGAACGGGGAAGTTGAATATAGAGATCCCGAAGAAATACAAAATGCCATTAATAAATTTATGAGAAGAGCAATCATACACTGCTGTGGAAAAGTGGGGGTATGTTGTAGACGAGACTGTGAAGAATATTGTGTACCATCAGGCTGTCCGACTGTTGAAGATCCAGACAATCCATCTACATTAGAAGGAGATTTGATTAGTTGTGCAGCGATTGCAGATTTTATAATGAACTCAAACGGTGCGCCAGTTCCTGATTGTTTTGTGTGTGTGGGTACTGTAAAGGGAAAAATTGATATTGATACTGGATTATTCCGTTCTAATTCCAACTCTCAAGACGGAGGGCTTCCGGATCCAAATGTTGGTGGTGGTGGCCCTACAGTTGGTAATGACAATATCTGCGGGGAAATTATTATTTCTACAACAAATGTGCAACAAATGTGAATAATGATAATTTAGGTTAAATTTTACGAAATTTGTTTTAGAGGAAATTAAACACTATCGATTAAGTTGATTTTAAAGTTTATGAATGATATGGAAATCCCTAACACGAAGAATATTTACTCGTCAACTAATAGCGTTTCTCATATTAGAGGATTTCCTGTTAAGTTAAACTCTGAAAGTGATGATTATTTTATTCCTTGGTTGAGAGAAGATTTATCGTGGGAGAATAATTTTAAAAATCTCAATGATTGCTGTAGTGCTAGACAATTAAAATTTTTGCTTGGGGACGAATGTTACGAAGAGATCGACGCTCAATTATCAATACCAACAGATCATCCCGATTCTGAAAAAATTAGGATTTCTGGTATATCGGCATGTCAAAAATTACAAAGGTATTGGACAAATTGGTTTGCTCCTGTTAACGACAGGAGCACACAAGGAACCATTAGATTGTGGAATAAATGGAAAAGTTCCATAAATTCTCTTTCAGATCATTTGAAAAATGACTCATCTAAAAAAAATTGTGATGATATAGTTCATCCATTATTTATAGAAAGCGGAATGGTTCCGTACCTTCCGATTGATGGGGATCCCATTTGCAATTACACATGGAGAGTGGCAATATGTGGTGGAGATGGCAAAACAGATTTGCATCATCCATATGATATCCCTTTCACTGATAGTTGGTGGATGATTTACATAAATGCAAAAGTTTCTGGTAAAAAAATTCCTACAATAAATCCAGTTTGGTTTAATAGAATGGGTCAAGAGTATACTAGAGGATTTAGAATATCTTGCGCTGCTAAAGTATTAACTAATCTGTCTATAGATTGGCCTGGTGTAAGTTTTGGGGCAGTTCCCGCAGGAGTGATTACATTTAATTCAAGTTCTCCGTGTACAGGAATTGGTGATTTACCTTTACGAAAAACAGATGTCAAAAGATGGAAAATGGATCTTTCGGACTATAAAACCCCTTACATATTTTCGGAATCTCAAAATGCGAATTCTAACGAATGTATAACCTCAATCGTTCCAATTCGTTTTTCATTTAAATCTAAATGTTTTTGCAAAAACAAAATTCACAACATAAATGATATGACAATTGGTGAATACACTCTTTCAGAAAATTGTTTATGAGCGACTATTATTACCATAATACTATTAGAAAAGTTGTTGTGGCCTTTGCATCTTTATTCGATAACATATATGTGTCTAGAAAGGGTGCGGATGGTTCTGAAATTGAAAGAATCAAAGTTCCAATTTCATATGGACCAAAGCAAAAGTTTTTGTCGAGGCTTGATAGAATTGGAAAAGACTTTGAACAGAAAATAGTTTTAGAGTCCTATTTACCGAGACTTTCTTTTGAAATCGGTAATCTTCAATACGATTCATCTAGAAAATTGAACAGCATACAAAAAACTGTTGCACTTTCTTCTGATAATGATTTGTATCGTAGACTAGAAAAAGTTCCATACAATTTGTCTTTATCATTAAATATCATGAGTAAAACAATGGATGACAATCTGCAAATTATAGAACAGATTCTTCCTATGTTTGGTCCTGAGTTTACATTTACTATTAAAGCAGTAGAGCCAACTGATATGGATGTTGATATTCCATTAGTTTTTTCTTCAACCACGATGAGTGACGGTGATGACGGGAGTTATGGGGATTATGGAACAAGAAAAATTACAATATCGAATATCCAATTTACAGCAAAGATGTATCTATACGGTCCTGTGAAAAGAGAAAAACTTATTACACAAACCGAAACAACATTTTTTGATTTTGATATTTTTGATTCAACAATAACTCCTACTAATTCAATTTCTACGGTTGAAGTTAATCCTCAAAAAGGAGTTAATGCACAGAATTATGATGCCAATTCCCCAATTGGATCGACCAATGGAGCAGAAATTTTTATATCAGGACCGGACTACGGTGATACAACATATCTTCCGGGTACTACTTCCGGTCAGCCTTAATCAGGAGCACCATAAACTATATGCTAAGTTCAAATGATAAAATTTCAGAGGAATTGAATATTACACCTGAATATAGAGAAGAAGTCAATAGATCTGATTCAGGGCAGATAGAAATATCAGGTAAAACTTACAAACCAAATGAAGCCGATGACGATTATAATGAAGTCAGAAGAAATCTGAAGGTTGTGATTGAGCAATCCAATAGTGCTATACAGGGGATTCTTGAATTGGCTGAGGACAGTCAGCAACCTAGAGCATATGAAGTTGTTGCACAATTAATTGGACAGACTCTAGAGGCAAATACACGACTCATCGACTTGCATCGTCGCATGAAAGACATAAAGAAAGAGGATGGTCGATCTAAGTCTACAAGTGTTACCAATAACAGTATTTTTGTTGGCAGCACAGCAGAGTTGCAGAAAATGATAAAGGCTCAACAAAAACAGATAATAGATGTTAAGCCAATTGATGGTGAGTAAAAATAATGGTTCGAAAAATTGATGACACATATCTGGGTAACCCGCTATTAAAAGCGGGAAATATCAAAATAGAATTCAGCAAAGAGCAGTTGGAGGAGTACATCAAATGCTCAGTTGATCCAGTCTACTTCATGGAAAACCACATGAAGATTGTCACACTTGATCAGGGATTAGTTACAATTTCTCTGTATGATTTTCAGAAGGAAATTGTCAGATCAGTTCATGAAAATAGATTTACTATTTGTAAGATACCTAGACAGTCAGGTAAAACAACCTGTTTGATTGGTGAAATCGTACATCAAGTGCTTTTTAACTCTAATTATAAAGTTGCTATTTTGGCTAACAAGTTAAAAACAGCAACAGAAATTATGGACAGGGTTAAAATTGTTTATGAAAATCTTCCGAAATGGATGCAGCAGGGGGTTATTGAGTGGAACAAAACGAGCATTACACTTGAAAATGGATCTAAGGTAG